TTCCAGTGTGCAAACTTTCCATATGTTTGCATTTGTAATTTCTTTAAAGTTAATCATAGTCAAATTTATCCGATTGCAGCTCCTGTTTCCGCTAAACTTTGTCAAAAGTCAAAACTGCATGGTTTCATCAAGCGTTTGAACCGAACAGCCCTTGCTTTCATAATAATCCGGCATTTCGGGCAGTTTCTTCTTATCGTAACTGTGATGCAGTCGGACAGCACGTGCACTGTGTGTCCGCTTTTCGCCATGTTACAGATGGTGATGACAATCATCAAAGACAGCGAAAGCAAAGAAGAAATACTGAAAAAGCCGGAAGCCCTATTGGATAAATAAGTAAGGCAACCAGCTGCCACACGAACGGGGCGGAACTTGCCGCCGTCCTTTCGTGCTTACATTGTATCATGTCTTGCCCCGTAAATCAAGAGAGGACGTGATTATTATCGGCGAGAAAAAAATGGGAAGGCCCACAGTAAACCCGCGTACCGAGAAAATCGGCTTTCGACTGTCGAAACAGGAGATCAAAGATATCGAAAAATGCGCAGCCGCTATGGGAACGCAGCGCGTGAACGCTGTAATCGAAGGCATTCGATTGCTGAAAAAAGAATTGGGCTTGGATTAAACCAAAGAAAAGCGGCTGTTGCTTGATGCAACAGCCGTGAACTTTATCTCTCAAACACCAACCCGAACGTTTCTTTGATGAAAAACACCTGCGGTTCGTATTTGAGCTGTTTTGGAGTAATACCGAATACTTGATACATTTGCACCCTCTGAGCGGAGAGGGTGCATTTTTTGTGCTGTATCCTATTAAGTCGGGATCATCCGAGCTGATGCCCGATTATCCATTTCAGCAGATCGTCAAAGCCGCATTCTCCGGCAGCGACCTTGAGAATGATGTCGGACAGTTCCTCCTGCGTGTATTCGAGCTCTATCCCATTAAGCGCAAGGAATACGAGCATTGCGTGCGCGCCGATGCGTTTGTTCCCGTCGACAAACGGATGGTTTTTGATGAGCCCATAACCCAAGCGGGCCGCCTTCTGTTGAATGGAAGGGAAGGGCTCGACATTGCCGAAAGACTGGAACGGCGCATTCAGCGCGGACTCAAGCAAGCCCTCGTCGCGAAGGCCTGTACGCCGCCTGTTTAGGCAATGAGCTCGTCATGCAGCGCAATAATCTGTTTTTTCGAAAGTACGATCATTCGGCAAGCACCTCATACGCCTTGCGGTTCTTGGCGATAAGGCGTTTTGATACCGCGAGGACGTCCTCGTCGGAAGCGATCTGCTCCGCTTCCGCCCTGCCGAATTCAATCAAGAGGTATCTCGGAGTGTTGTTTTTGAGTATCGCGACCGCGCCGGATTCATCCACCATACGCGCCACGCGGGAAAAGTTCTGATTCGCCTCGGTGATGGAAACGAGATTATTCGTGTTGACGTTCACAGGAAGCGACCTCCTTTCAGTTCTTCGCTGATTTTGTTAAGATCGACTCCGTTGTATTTGAAAGCTTCGATAAGTCGCTTTGTTTCCATGACCTGACTGTAATCCGGTGTTTCGCTGTACTTCTTTACAGCACTTTCCCTGTTTGCTGAGGAAGGAGCCGCTTTTTTTCAGCAAGATCTGTTGCGGCCTCGGCACATATCCGACCCATAGTATCACGCAATTCAGCTTTTTTGCCTTTCACATATTCCGCATATTTCTCCTTGGGAAGCCCTGTTTTGCGGAATCCCGTCTTGTAAAAGAAGCTGCCGACCAACGCGGATCGTATCAGTGCGAAAACAATAAAACCGAGTATCGCAAATAGCCCGAGTATTATCAAGAATTCGTCCATATTGTTTCTCCCTTCTATTCAGTTGGCGAATCTGTCCGAAGAACGTATTTCTGTCCGCGTACGTCCTTTCTCCGCTTCGAATATGTGGATCTTCTCATGGTACGCTGAGGTATCGGTATTCAAAAACTCCCTCAGTTCGTCGCGTCGGCACAGGCTCTTATCGTTGCTCACGACGCCTTTCTTTGATGCGGCGAATAAGGGCTTTGATTTGATACCGCACGCCGATGATCTGGTAATCCGGCATGTTTATGACTCTTTTCATATATGCGTCAAAGTTTTCCGGGGAAAAAGCCATGCTTCCGTCCTCATTGCTTTTCTCGCCCAAGCCTTCGCTCAGGCGATCGAATTCGCGAGCCCATTTACGCTCCGTAATGAACTTCTTCTTACTCATATTTCAACCTCCATGTTCCCGTGATATTGTTTTCCCTGTTCTCCGAAAGCTTGAAGCCGACCGCGTCGGACATAAATCCAGCCTTTTTCAGTCTCTCGGTTTTGATATCGTTCTGCATTCCATACTCTCCTTACCATTTGCAAACATAATAGCAGAAACCATGGTGCAATTTCGGGACATAAGAAAAGCCCGAAGCATCTGCTCCGGGCAGTGGGTAATAATCGATTATTCTTTCGATACCTCTTTCAGCCTTTCCCATATCTTGACCATGGCGAGAGTATCGAGCTCGCAGTATTTGAGGAGGTTCCTGCGTGTGCGTTCAAGCTCTTCGGGCTCCATATGCCCCATCGCGGGGAAGGCGTTCATGGCCTCGCTGCCGTTGTGGATATCCTCGAGATTGTGATAATTTAGCTCGGGATCGTCGGGGAACAGCGCGGGCAGCACGCTCTTTATCGAGAAGCTTTTGCCCATAGCGGGGTTATAGTACCAGCCGGACTTGAAAGGATCGAGCAGATCGACGATATTTTCGCGGATGCTCATCAGATGCTCCGCAAGGTCGGGTAAGAGCTCCGCAAGATATTTAAGCCGTCCGCACTCGAACGATTTGTTATACGCGGTGACGCATGCGTCCTTCGGGATATCGCGGCAGAGGGCCTCCGCGATGGCTCTTCGCGGATCGGTGCCCGCCTCCGCAAGGAACTCCCGATGATGAAGCTCCCCGTCCTCGCGCTCGATATAGTGCAGGGAATACTGGAAGGGGATCTGCTCGTAGGGTTTCGAGCCGATATAACGCGGCACGGCGTACTGGACCGTCTCGAAATCAAGGAAATACAGCGGATATTTCAGCGTGGAAACGAACTTCCGGATCTCCTCGACAATGACGACGTCTCCGCAGTGATGCAATGTGCAGTCGATCTGGCGGAGCTGGATGGGGTTATGATAGAATTTAGACTTCCAGAGCTCTTCAAAGGACACCGCACCGGCATAATAGCGGCTCAGCTTCTTATCAAAATGCATGTTGATAAGATCGAACACGTTAGGTTTCGGCAGTTCCCGCGTGCAGTAAGCCCAATAGGAGCAGACATACGGCTTATGGCAGGCCATGGAAAGATCGATGGGCGGCTCGTCGGGCTTATTAAGATACCGCTTGGCGATAAGGAGCAGTTCTTCAACCTCCCGGCTCTTCTCGGCGGCGGCCTCCGAAACGTCGGCAACACGGAAGAATTCATCCAGCTTCAGCTCGCCGTCGAACACGTACCCGTTGTTTATGACGACAAGATAAGTGCCGGTCACGTTGACTCCGCAGTGCTCCAGCACGTACTTCTGAAACGCGACATCTGCGGCATAGATCTCCCGCTCACTGTGAGTGGAGCTCTTGACCTCGTATATCGCCCAGCCGCCGTTCTCCTTTTTGAGGATATCGACGGCGCAGTAGAGCCCGTTATACGAGAACGACGCCTCGCAGATGATCGGTGTGCCGCGATCCATCTCGGCTTTGGTCGCTTCGATCATCTTCGTAAGATCGAGCTTTTCGCCGTCGTACGCAGTCACTTCGACGAAATCATCGAAAAGTCCCATGGCAAGGTCGCCGACCTCGCTGCCTGTTTTCATTATGGCAAGGGTCGCTTCATCTATGGTCTGCAGCTCCGGCTTATACTTCTTAAGCCAGGCGAGCTTCGGACACTGCCACAGCGCGCAGTATTTGGATTTGGAGAGATGCAATGCGTTCATACCGTTACCTCTTTTTCGTATGGAATCTGTCACTCGATTTGAAGTTGTAGATCGGGCGTATCTGCTTTTCGATACGAACTGTATCGCCGATGGCGTCGATTATCGTCTGCGGGTCCTTATACGCCATGGGGCATTCGTCGAGGGTGTCCTGACCGACCGAGGTGGTGTAGATGCCCTCCATGCTCTTCTTGAAGGCGGAAAGGGTGAAGCTGTTCTCCGCCTGCGTGCGGCTGAAAAGCCGTCCCGCGCCGTGGGGAGCGCTCTGGTTCCAGTCGTCGTTGCCGAGTCCTGTGCAGATGAGCGCGCCGTCGCGCATGTTGAGGGGGATGAGCAGCCGTTCGCCCTCGCGCGCCGAGACCGCGCCCTTCCTCAAGATCATGTGCTCCATGTCGATATAGTTGTGGATGGTCGTGAAGAAATCCGCCTCATGGAGCTTCATCGCGTCGAGTATGCAATCCTTGATGATTTGGCGGTTCAGCGCCGCGAAGCGCTGCATCAGCGCCATATCGTGAAGGTAATCGTCGCGGTCGGAGCCCGTGAGATACGCAAGCTCAAAGGGGATCTCGGTCTGCTTCCTGCCGCCGAGGTTTGAGTACGCCTTGTTCTGGTAATGCTCCGCGACCTGCAGGCCCGGATTGCGGCTGCCGGTATGGATGACAAGATAGAGGTTCTCCTCGTCGTCGCGGTCGATCTCGATGAAATGGTTGCCGCCGCCGAGCGTGCCGAGGCTCTCCTTTGCCCTTCGGGTATCGACCTTTTTGATGCAGATAAGCTCGTCAATGTCGATGCGCCCGTGGCTGCGGTGGGGACGCTCCCTGACGTCGCGCCCGTGGGGGATGTTCTTCCTGATGAACGAATCGAGCTCGGGGAGGTTTATGCGCTTCTCGGAAAGCCGGACTACGTCCATGCCGCAGCCGATATCGACGCCCACGAGATTGGGTACGACGAAATCGCCGACGGTCATTGTCGTGCCGATGGTGCAGCCCTTGCCCGTGTGAACGTCCGGCATAATCCTGATTTTCGATCCCGCGGCGAACTGCTGATCGCATAGCGCACGGATCTGTCCCTCCGCAGAGGGCTCGATGCCGTCGGTGTAAACTTTTGCGGCGGCGTAGATGCCGGGGATGGTGATCATGGTTTCTTTTTGTTTTTCCCTTTCTCTTTTTCAATTCTTGCTTGTACAAGCCATGCTTTATTTTCCCATGCAAAAGGCGTCAAGTCTTTATTTTCACTTGTTCCAATTGCACGTTTGATTGCGCATTGCAACCTCATATAGTCTTTTTTGTTCATTTTACTCCAAGGACATGATTTGTTTCCGTCTTTATCTTTGTTCTCGTGATAATATGTGCATTGACTAGCATAATCATCGTCGTTATGATCAATAGGTGCAATACTCTTATGTAGCGCGTACTCATTATTATTGTGCTGTTTTGCCGCTGCCTTAAGAATATAAGAATCGATGGTAACATGCAGAAGTCCTTTTATATCCTCTAAAACAGGCCACAAACCCATAACATACATATTTTTCAATGTGAGATTGACCCATTTCTGCGCTTGCCCATAACTGAAAGAAGCACCGCTTTGAAACAAGCGCTTTTCGTTGCTATTTGCTAATGTTATTAACTCATCACATGTTTCTTCATGCCACTGTTCAAATGACTTTCTGTTGTAATTGCCAATCGCCAGCAGATGATTAATTCTATTTTTCAAAAGAGCTATAGCGCTTTTTGTGCTATCTTGATCATCATCAGCCAAGAATGCATCTTTACAGGCTTTAAAGGCTCTCTTTTCTTCATTCATCGTTTTTAGATCTTCCGTACTATATAGATAATCCATGCGTCTGCATACATCTTGATATGCTCGTTTTATACAGACGAGAAGGGCCGTGTTTTTACACGAATCATTTTTAACTTCTTCCCTTGTAATACCAAAGTACGAAAACCAAAAAAAGTCTTGTTGTAAGTCATAATGTCCTTCCATTTCCTTTTCCTCCTCAAATATCCTTATAAGCCTCGACCGTTTTCTCGGCCGTTTCCTTAACCTTCTTCGCCAGAAACTCCGGCTCAAGAAGGACAACGTCGGGTGCGAAGCTGCGTGCGAACTGCATCATCGACATTTCGTTCACCGTGGCGGTGACGGTCACGGTATCGTCAGTCTCGTCCGAGAACCTGACCTCCTTGCCGAACATATCGATAACATCCGAGATCATGGGCTTTACTATGCGGAACTTCGCGCGAACGTTCTCGCTCGAAAACATGTAGATATGCTCGCGCATGTATTTGGCGAGGTCGAGGCGTCGCTCCTTCGCCCAGGGCAGGCTCTCAAAGGGCTTGACGGGCTCGTCCAGTTTTTCCACCTTCGTAATGCGGTCGACGCGGTAATTGGAGATATCATCGTACTTATCGTAATTGCAGATAAGGTAGTACTTGCCCTCCTTCGCCGCCATCTGATAGGGGTTCACGACATATTCCCGCACGCTTCCGTCCTCGCGAAGCTTCGGATGCAGCTTCTTATCGACGCCGTATTCGAGGTACTGAAAGCTCACCTTGCGGCCTTCGTATATCGCCTCGCCGAGCAGTTCGATATTGAGGAAGAGCTGCGGGTTCTCCGGCAGATTGTCCGGCACGGTGAGCACGTGCTTCATGTGCGAGCGGAAGTATTTACTTGAAAGACTTTCGAGCTTTTCCGCGAGCTCCTTTCGCTGCGAATGCGGTATGTGCCCCGAGAACAGCACGCTGTCGATCAGCATACGGAGCTCCGCGTCCGAGAAATCCCGCACGAGGTAGATATCCGTAACGAGAGGCTGCTCCTCCTTTTCTCCGGTCTCGCCGTTCGGCATCATGCGTTTCTTTTCGGGAGAAGCGGGTTTGATCTCATACCCGGCGTCTATAAGAAAGTCGATGTTGCGGCGCACCGCCTTGCGGTCCACTTCCATGCCGTACTCGTCCTTAAGATATTTGATTATCTCCTTCTGCGAGATCGGGTGAGCCGCGTCGGAATGCCCTTGCAGTATCCTCAGTATGTTTATCGTGATCAGTTTTTTGGCGTACATTTTCCCACCTCCCGCGGATATTATATCATTTTCGGCTTTATTATACAACGGGGCATGGAACATTTTTGACGCATCAAAAATGATAGTATTCATTCCGGAAGGTGAAGATAGCGGCAACTTATCTGAAAAGCATAGGAGTTGAAACGATGACGAGGGCATATCTTAAGAACAAAGACGACAAGTTACAAAGAACCTTGGGGAAAGCCGGCAAAAGCGGCGTGCTTGATCTGAGACATCCTGGGATGAGGGACGCAAAGATCGACCGAATACCGGAAGGTTTGGAAGAATTGATAATCGATTCGAGCTATACTCATGATGTTTCGTTTATCAGCAGGGTCAGGGGCCTTAAGCGTCTGATAGTCTATAACCATACTGATGATTTCTCGTTCCTGAAAGGAATGGACTCGCTGACGGAACTGTCTCTTCATAACACGGGTTTCAATGATATGTCTGTGATCCGTGGCCTGCCTTTGGAAAAGCTTTATCTTGATGAAACATCCGTGGATCATCCGGATCTTGTTTATGAAATGCCCTCCTTGAAAGAACTGTGGCTTACAAGAAGCCTCGCGAACACGATCGACATAAAACTGCTGAGCGAAAGGAATCCCCAAATCATTGTTGACGTGATAAGCGGAGGGAACATAAGAACATATCTGAGAAAAGCTGAGGAGCCGAAAGGTTAGGCATAATTATCCCGGAGCATTCGGGAGTTTCCGCCTATATCGGATTCAGCGCGATCGGAACCGAAGCCGGAAGCTTTTGAATGGTTTTGGCTCAATGGACATAAAAATACAGAAAAAAACAGGATGGGATGAATTAAGACCATCCTTTGTTGTATTCTGTTTTTAGAAAGGAGGTGCGGCTATGAATAACTACAAGGTCGTCGTCTACGTCAACGGCAGAAGGAGCGAACTGACCGTTTCCGCCCGGAGCATGTCAGACGCGAAGGAGATCGTCAAGGCGCAGCTTGCCGGCGCAAAGCTGAGCTTCGGTACTGTAACCAAGCTGTAACTGTAATTGACTGAACCACACAAAAACGGCAGGTCTGTGCTACGCGCCAAGATCTGCCGTTCTCGTTTCTTATATTTGAAATATCATTCACCGTAAAACACTTCAAGATCGTCCAGCCGCAGCAATGCGGGCGGAAAGCCTTGTGAGCAACCGACATCTATATCGATCCACGTGCGCGTCTTTATTACCTTGCCGCGGTGCTCGTCGCTTAAATACAGCGTGGGCGTGTGGCCGAAAACGGTGATGATATCGTCGAAGTATTCGGTTTCCATGGTCGGCCTCGCCCAAAGCAGATCGGAAGGCGCGTAATCCGAGAGCTTCTTCTCCTTATCGAAACCTTCGAACCCGGCGTGGACGAGCAGGAAGTCCCGCCCGTTCACCGTCAGCGCGGCTATATGAGGCGAGTTATTCAAATAATCGAATACTTCTTTTACCGCGTCCGGATCTCCTTCCGACAAATCGCGCAGATGTTCAAGCGTCACTCCGCCGCCGTTCAGCATCCAGCAGCTGTATTCAGATAGACTTTTGAAATACTCTATACCGAGTGCCTTGCCAGCCTCGGTGCGCTCTTCTATGACCAGGCGGCTTTTCAGCAGCATGTCCTCGTGATTGCCGAGAATGAATCCAAAATTCGGCTGTGCCATGATATAGCGAAGCAACGAAACGCCGCCGTCGCCGTTGCGGTCGATGACGTCGCCGAGTATGTACAGCGTATCCGTATCGGAGAAGTTTGCCTTGTCAAGCAGGGCTTTGAACTTGTCGACGGGATAGCCGTGAAGGTCGGAGATGGTGTAAGTTTTCATAATTAATGGTGCTCTTTTGTTTTATTATGGAAGCAAATCACTTTTTCAACATCCATATCATTATGGTCAACGTGAGCTTTGGGATGATAATAGGATACTATGGTCTTTTCATATTTTCTCCAAACAAGAAAGACTTTATTATATTTCTCTAAAGTGATGCCTTCATAACATGTTTTTATACATTTACTCGGACCCATGCCAACGATTGCTTCAAACGCCCCGCATACAGTGACCACGTACTCACACTGTATGTTTTTTATTATTTGAATGCGGTTCATCGCAATACTCCCGTATTTTTCTTTATCTGATGCAGATAATTGGCAAAGGGGAAAATCATCCGCTTGCTTTGAAATCTTCTTCATTTCCTTTAGTGTTTTTTTATAGCGTTCACCTTCTGTTCCTAACCCTGAAAAAGGATAAATGTTTATATATGCACATTTGGACAGTGCCTCCTTTAAATAGGCTTTGGTAAATTCGGACTTTTCACCCTGATCCGGATTCAAAAGCCTTATTGCTATAGTTCCGAGTACATTTATATATGTATCGCTTAGCTCCACATCGTCTGGGCCAATAACTCTTTTCATCCAAAACTCTTTTGAAAGCGTTTCATATCCTCCTGTGTTCTGTTCCTTCAGCACAAACAGAATTTCGCAGTTCTCCGGATTACCCAAATATCCCTCTATCGCGCCTTTTTTCTTTCCGGCCTATAGAACAGTTTTTCAACGTCACTCACTTTTTCTTTCTCTATATTATTGTCCTTTGTTGTCCGTTTTTACTTCCTCTCTCACCTTCATCAACAGCTTCCCGAGCTTATTCTGCCCCTCGCTGCGGCAGACGCCACAATAGCGGTCCCAATGGTTGTTGCCCTCGATGAGCTCCGCGTCCCCGGTGGCGATGAGCTTATCCCGAAGCCCGGGATCGGAGAACTTGGAAATAAGCAGCTCATACATGATCCCCTCCTTCACTTCCTCCCTGTCGGGGCGGAGCACGGTCTTTTTGCCCATCCTCTTGGCGGTGACGGGCGAACCGACGGCGGCGACGCTCCTGCGATACTCCGGATCGGGATTCTTGGCCGTCTGGAAGGCGTGTTCAACGGAAGGGTACGTCATCCCCTCGAATTCGACTTTGCACTTGTGAAAATTGGAAAGGAAACTGTATTCTCCCCTGAACGAATCTATGATCTGCATGACGTTTTCCTCCATATCAACAGTATAAGTTCGGGCGGGCGCACTGTCAACCGCCCCTATTATAAATAGCATATCATGTGCGCCGATTTTGACCCATGCTATGTGCTATTATTATTTCGCAAGCAAAATAGCGCGGAGGACGAACATGGACCTTTTCGGGCAGCTCAATGAAAAACAACTTGAGGCCGTAAAAGAAACCGAGGGATACGTGCGCGTGATAGCCGGCGCGGGAAGCGAAAAAACGAAGCTTCTCGTCAGCCGCTGCGCGTATCTTGTAAAAGAGTACGGTATCGATTCGGCAAACATTCTTTGCGTTACCTTTACCAACAAAGCCGCCGGAGAGATGCGAAGGCGCATACGCGAGCTTATCGGGGCGAAATACGATACCGGGCTGATCTGCACGTATCACGGGTTCTGCGCGAGGCTCCTGCGGGAGGATCCCCATAAGCTGTTTTTCTCGAAGGGTTTTCAGATAATCGACGTTTCCCAGCAGAAAGCGCTGCTTGCGGAGATCTATCAGAAATTCGAGCTGAAGCTCGATCACGCGAGCTTTGAGGTCATACTGAAAAAGATCAGCCTGTTCAAATCAAAGACCGACTACGTCCCGCGATTCTGCAGTCCCGAACCCTGCGGCATTCTTTATACAGCATGATATCTACAAAGCTCTAAACGGTGACGGTTGGGCGGATGCACTCTTCACGTCCGCCATGGAACTGCCCATAGTATGATATAGTATGATGCGGAAAAACCGCAGAAAGGATAAAACAATGACCGTAAAAACAAAACTCTGGCTCAAAGCCGCCGGCATCCGTGCCGTTAAAACAATCGCTCAGACTGCCGTTGCAACTATCGGCACGTCCGCTGTACTCGGTGATGTTAATTGGATTGCAGTAGCATCTGCTTCCGTGCTTGCCGGTATCCTCTCTCTGCTCACCAGCGTTGCAGGCCTGCCGGAGATTCGACAAGCAGAGGACTAATTAATCACGAACTCACCCTGCGTCCGCAAATTGCAATGCTTTACGGTTTGCGGACGCATTTTTTGTTTTTAGCTTTATGAATTCGGTTAAATATATTTGCGTTTTCAACAAAAAAGACTTGACTTTTGCTCGACCATATGTTAGAATATAATCACGGTAAGAAACTACCGTAGTACCGGGGCAGGACGAGAAAGGAGGAAAGCATGGAAGGTATGACGGATTTTCAATTCAAAGCAGTTATCCGCATGGTGATGACAATCATCAAAGACAGCGAAAGCAAAGAAGAAATACTGAAAAAGCTGGAAGCCCTATTGGATAAATAAGTAAGGCAACCAGCTACCACACGAACGGGGCGGAACTTGCCGCCGCCCTTTCGTGCCTACATTGTATCATGTCTTGCCCCGTAAATCAAGAGAGGACGTGATTATTATCGGCGAGAAAAAAATGGGACGGCCCACAGATAACCCGCGCACCGA